ATTGGGAAGATTTTCCCTGAAAATGGGTCGTCCGTTCATTATCTGGCCGACTCTGGAGATTAATGGAGCAATCGAAAGAAATCGCACGGACTCGGGACGAATCGGCTTATCGGGGTGTGCCAAACCCACGAATTCACACAAAACTTAGCGATTTACCCTCTCACGGCGAGCAAATGATTAAGTTTTGCGAGGAAATCGGTTATACCTTGCTTCCCTGGCAGCAATGGTTGGCCCATCACTCACTAAAATACAAGCCGGATGGTCGATGGGCGCACCCAGTCGTTACCCTTTTGTGCGCTCGTCAGCAGGGTAAATCGACCTTTATGGCATTGCAAATTTTGTTTCGGATATACGTTCTCAAAGAAAAATTACAAGTTCATACGGCTCACAAATTAACAACAAGCGCCGAATTGTTTTACAAAATCTATGGAATCATCGATCAGACTCCCCGACTAGCCGGCGAATTTACAAAGAAACTGGAAAGTAAAGGATTTCAAGAGCTTCAATTTACGGAAGGCCGTCGATACATAGTTCGAGCCAATAATTCAGCTGGTCGAGGTATCGCCGCGCCCGAAACTATTCATTTAGACGAAGCTCGAGAATATAAAGACGAAGACGTATGGTCTGCCTTGCGTTATACCCAAATGGCTAGCCCGAATCCTCAAATATGGGTTTATTCCAATGCCGGAGATCAGCACTCAATTGTCTTAAACAAATTACGAGAACGAGCCTATGCTGCTATTCACGGCGGAACCGACGATATTGGTTGGTTTGAGTGGTCTGCGCCTAACGGAATTAAATTCGATAATTCAGCAGACTTTTGGCTAGGTGTCTGTCAAGCCAATCCGTCACTCGGTCACACAGTTCATCCGGACAATATCCGAGCCATCCTGTCAGACCCCGAGGATATTGTGCGCACAGAAGTTTTATGTCAATGGGTCGATACCATCAACCCGGTTATCAGTCCGACGCAATGGGAGAGTTGTAAAGTTGAGGGGCTTCGACTCAACCCTGAATCTGATACTTGGTTGGCTATCGATCTCAGTCCAGACCGAAAACAAGCGGCGCTAGTCGCTAGTCAAAAACTCGAAGGTGATAAGTTCCAAGTTATTCTTCTGCAAACTTGGCACAATCCGTCTAACCTCGACGATAAATCTTTGGCTAATGACCTAGCCGATTGGGTGCGTAAGTATCCGGTGCAACTTGTCGCCTATTCTGCAAGAACCGCTTCAGCCGTAGCTGCGCGATTGGCTCCGGCAGGAATTAGGACTGAACCGATTGATGGTCTTGACTATGCGCAAAGCTGCGATGAGTTATTGGGAGCTATCTCATCTCAGCGGTTGGCTCACTCGGGACAAGATGAGCTAACTAAACATTGCTTGGCCGCCGTCAAGTTGCCTTTCGGTGATGGCGGCTGGGTAATGGGTCGTAAAGTATCAAATGCAATTATCTGCGGAGCAGTCGCTTCAGCAATGGCAACTCATTACGCCACAAAAGCAAATGATGGCGTCGATATTGTTATCTTGTAACACAAGGCCTTTACAATAAAGGCTCAATGGGTGCTATCAGAGATTTCTTCTTTCCACAAGTAACTGCGCAAACGCCGCAAAAGACTAGCGACGTGACTGCCGCACTAACTCCCGTTCAGATTAGCGATTCCGTGTATAACATTCTTGGTGGCGCAACAAATACGACTCGTCAGCTTGCAATGAGCGTCCCTTCAATTGCTCGCGCTAGAAATATCATTTGCGGAACGACTGGCTCATTACCTCTCGAGCAATATAACAAACTTACCGGCGAACACGTTGATCCATTGCGCGTTATCAATCAACCTGATCCAAGAGTTCCCGGATCACTTATCTACACTTGGCTCGCCGAAGATATTTGGCTTTATGGCGTTGGTTATGGACAAGTGCTTGAAATGTATTCTGCAACCGACGGCGGAAAAGTCCGCGCTTGGACTCGCGTTTCACCTGATCGAGTAACTGTTGATACAAATTTCCGTAACACAATGATTGAGTCATACAAAGTCGATGGAATGGATGTGCCAAATTCCGGAATTGGTTCAATTGTTCGCTTTGATGGTTACGACGAAGGATTTCTACATCGCGCAGGTAAAACTGTTGCTGCTGCGGTTTATCTCGAAAACGCTGCGGTCAATTACGCAAAAGAACCTAATCCGTCAATGGTTCTCAAATCAAACGGAACAAATTTAACTGCCGAAAGAGTTTCATCGCTTCTCTCAGCTTGGAGAACTGCTCGTCAAACTCGCTCAACGGCTTTTCTTAATGCTGACGTTGATCTTAAAGAATTTGGTTATGATCCAAAATCACTACAACTCGCTGAAGCACGTCAATATGTCGCATTAGAATTGGCTCGAGCAGCTGGAATTCCAGCATACTTCCTGAGCGCCGAAACTACTTCGATGACTTACTCAAATTCAATTAGTGAGCGGCGCTCTTTGGTTGATTTTTCACTACGCCCATTATTGACTGCAATTGAAAAGCGTCTATCAATGCCAGATTTCGTCCCAGCAACAACCGAAGTGCGTTTTGACTTGGACGACTTCCTGCGCGGCAACCCATTAGAACGTGCGCAGGTTTATGAAATCCTAAACCGCATCGGCGCGATGAGCGTTGAGCAAATCCAAGAAGAAGAGGACTTGATCCGATGAAGATCAATATGCCAATGACTGTCACGGCTGCGGACACAGTAAAACGCACCATTAGCGGCACAATTGTCACTTGGAACGAGCAGGGAAATACCTCTGTCGGCCCAACTGTTTTTGCTGCTGATTCAATTGAAATGAAGCCGGTCAAATTGCTTCTCGAGCACGACCGCACTCGACCAATTGGCAAAATGATGAGCCACGAAGTAACTGCCAATGGCATTGTGGCTACATTCAAGATTGCTAACACAATGGCTGGCGAAGATGCGCTAGTCGAAGCGACCGAAGGATTGCGCGACGGATTTAGCGTTGGCGCACAAATAAACGAATGGACAAATAACAAGGGCGTAATGCAAATTACGTCAGCAACGCTTGATGAAGTTTCCCTCGTTACTGATCCTGCAATTGATTCCGCTCGAGTAAGCGAAGTCGCTGCTTCCGAAAACGAAGCACCCAAAGAAGATTCTGATGCCGCAACCGCTGCTTCAGACAAACCAACCGAAGGAGAACAAGTGTCTGACACTACCGCTCCTGCTCCTGCCGTTGATGAAGCGGTAGAAGCAGCTAAAGTAGAATCTGTCTCGGCATCACGCCCAGCGTTCTACACAACTCCTCGCCTTGAATTCACAAAGGCGAAATATCTCGAGAATAGCGTCCGCGCTAAGCTCGGTGATGATTCTGCTCGTCAATATGTGATGGCAGCAGATGACACCACAAGCAACAACGCCGGATTGATACCGACCCGCCAACTCACGGAAATTATCAACCCGTTGTCAAATGCAGATCGCCCAGCCGTTGATTCGGTATCTCGCGGCGTTCTTCCAGATGCAGGAATGTCTTTCGAGATTCCTAAAATCACCGCAGTTCCAACAGTAGGCGAAGAAGCCGAAGCAGCTGCAATTGATGAAACAGGAATGACAAACGAATTCCTTTCAGTATCCGTTAAGAAGTATGCAGGCGGACAAACTTTCTCCGTTGAACTTCTTGATCGTTCTTCACCAGCGTTCTTTGATGAACTCGTTCGTCAAATGGAATACGCATACGCAAAGGCAACTGACGTTGCAGTTGTAACCGGCCTTATTGCTGGCGGAACTGACGGCGGAAACCGCACTCTCGATGCTGCTGGTCTTCTTGATTTCATCTCCGATGCTGGCGTTTCAATCTACGCTGGAACTCTCGGATTTGCTCAAAACATCATCGCATCACCTCAGCAATGGGGCGCGATTCAAAACCTCGCTGATGCAGGACGTCCGATTTATCAGAACCTCATTGGCAATATGAATCAAGGCGGAAATCTCGGTGCTGGATCAGCAACCGGAAACCTTCTTGGCTTGAATTTCCGCGTTGATCGTAACCTCACAACAGGTTCAGGCGTTGGCGACAACACCATCATCGTTATCAACCCAGATGCATACACTTGGTATGAATCCTCACGTTTCCGTCTTCAGACAAACGTCGCACTTAACGGCCAAATCGAAGTTGCCTACTACGGCTACGGCGCATTGGCTACAAAGGTCGGCGCAGGTGCATACCGCTGGATGGTCGCGTAGTTAAATCCCTAAAAGTGACGGCCAGTCCGCTCCCGAGCTGGCCTGTCACCCTCTAGATCGAAAGGAAACGAGATGCCAACAATCGTCACGGCTGCAGAGCTGAGAACCATTCTTGGCGTCTCGTCTTCCCTATATTCAGACGCTTATCTTGCCGACATTGTTGATGCAAGTGAGAATCTAGTCTTGCCAATGCTCGTTACCTTCCAAAGTAAAGTCAATAAAGTATCTTTAGAAAATAACGTTGCTTATTTTCACACCGCAACAATTCACGAATTCACCGAAGGCCAATCGGTTGTCATTACAAGTGTCGGAGCGCCTTTTAACGGCACTCACACAGTCACAGATGATTTAATTGGCCCCTATGTATTTACCGCCGCCATCACAAATGCTGACATACTGGAAAAGAACATTATCCCAGCCGGAAACGCTGCGCTCTCTGGCGCATCAACCTATGTCGGAAATGCTAACGTCGAAGCTGCAGTTTTGGCTATTTCTGTCGAAATCTTCCAAGCCCGAACCGCTGCCGGTGGATCAATCGAAGGAATCGATTTCGCAGTAACACCTTACAGACTTTCTAAGAATCTTCTCGCCAAAGTAACTGGTCTTCTTGGGCCATATCTTGATACCGATGCGATGGTGGGTTAATGCCTGCTTCAACAATAGCAAATAACGTTCGCGGAACAATTAAAACTGCTCTTTCAGGGGTTACTGCAAACGTTTATGATCACGTTCCAGAAGCACCAATTGTGCCAGCAGTAGTCATAGTCCCAGATACTCCATATATGGAAATTGAATTAATTGGGAAATCGACAACGCGAGTAAAATTAAATTACACAATAACTGCTTGCGTTGCTTATTTATCCAATCCTGCATCATTAGATAATTTGGAACAATTAGTTATTAGTATTCTGACGGCTTTATCGTCGTCGGGTTATGAGTTATCAACAGTTGAAAAACCTGCGATAACTCAGGTGGGAACGACTAATTTGCTCGTTTCCGATATTCGCTTGAGCGTCCGCTACGAGCAAACTTCATAAGGAGAACAAATGGCAACGACAGTAATTACTGGCCGCGATGTCACTTTCACGTTGGACTCTGCGTCCTACGATGCTCAAGCGACCTCAGCGACCTTATCTGCCGAGACCATTATCGAGACTTATCAAACTCTCGATGGTCGGGCATACAAGTCAATTGA